TTCAATGAAGCTTTGGTCATCATCGAGAACAACGATGTCGGTCAGGTGGTGTGCAACGGAGTATACTACGACCTCGAGTATGAGAATACGTTTGTCGGTTCGGCCGTGAAGGGTGGCATCGGAGTCATGATGACTAAGAAGGTAAAGCGAGTCGGCTGCTCGTTCCTCAAGGACCTCATCGAGGCTCGTAAGTTGGTGATATATGATTCAGACACGATCCTCGAGCTATCTACCTTTGAGGCTCGCGGCGACTCGTATGAAGCCACCGATGGCTCTCACGATGACTTGGCGATGAACCTCGTCATGCTCGCTTGGTTCTTGACCACACCCTTCGCGGAGCTCAAGGACGGAGAATTAAAGGAAATGATGTTTGCCGAGAAGGCGAGGGCGATGGAAGACGAGTTAGTTCCGATTGGTTTCCTTGGCAATAATCAGACCGTGGCGACTCCCTCGATGGAGATACATAATAGCATGGTCGAAGAGATGAAACGATGGAATGCGCTGTGAAGGTACGCTTTTCAATAAATAGGCTCATTGAGAACATGGTTCTTATAATGACGTCTTATTAACCAATAACTGAAAGGTAACACACAAATATGGCATTCCTCGTATCCCCCGGCGTTCAGGTCATCGAAAAAGACCTTACGAACGTAGTACCGGCGGTAGCTACCTCGATCGGCGCCTTTGCCGGTCCATTTAAATGGGGTCCTATCGGCCAGTCAATCACGGTCGCTTCGGAAGGCGACCTACTCACCAACTATGGTAAGCCCGATGCAAATAACGCTCGAAGCTTTCTCACGGCCGCAAGCTTTCTAAAGTACGGCAACACTCTGAAGGTATCTCGTTCCATTGGATCGGACGGCGCAAATGCGGTATCCACTTGGAACTCGGCCTCTGGCTATGTAGCTGGTCCCGGCAGTACTACAACTTCTGGCCTGCTGATCGGCAACGCTGATGTATTTGCGAGTCTAACGTCGACCACAATTGGCGCGAATGTCACGTTTGTCGCTCGCTATCCTGGCGCATTGGGCAACTCACTTGGCGTGTACGTCGTTACTCCAGTGACTTCCGTGTCGGATGCATATGCGAAGCAGTTTGACTATATACCTTCGTATAACTCGAACAACCCGACGGTCGTCACGGCTCGCGCGAGTACCGCTACGGCTTCTGGTCAAGCCATAATCTCGATCGCCTCTACATCGTTTGCTACGATTCCTCTTACGGCTTCGATGTACGTGATTGGCGCTGGTGGCACCATTAATACTGGATCGGCTACGACGATCAGTTCATTTACTTTGTCTGGTAGTAATTATAACATCACGCTAGGTGCTAACTTAACGGCCGCCGTAACTAGTCAGAGCTCATTTAGCTTCTTTGAAGCCGATGAGATTCACGTGGCCGTGGTCGATCTTGATGGTGGCATCTCTGGTACGGCTGGTACTCTTCTTGAGAAATGGCAGAATCTGTCACTCTTGTCGGATGGCAAACGTTCAGATGGTACGAATAATTATTATAAAGACTATTTGAATCGCAATTCGGCCTACGTGTATGCGAATACTCTAAACGTGGAGATTACGAATGCTGATACGGCGACAACTAATACCGGATACGTCAAGTTGCCTACTTCTACGGCGGCTCTACCTCACGTGCTCGGTGGAACGAATACGGTCGCGAGTCTTCTTCCTCCTACGAAAGCAGGTGGCTATGATGGCTCGACGATTGGAAGTTCTAGTGACATCTCGACGGCTCTCGACGTATTTGCCGACGCGGCGACGATCGACATCAACTTGCTATTCTGTGGAGATCTTACCGGCGACTCTTCTTTGAATGCGCTGAGTACGGCGGAACAGAAGGTGCAATCGATCGCCAATACACGTAAGGATACGGTTGGATTTGTTTCGGCTCCAGTCGACATCTGGCAGAAGACTTCGAACGCGGCAAAACTCACGAGCATTCTGACTAAGTTCAATGACTCGACGGCGACTCGGGATTCCTACTCGATGTTTGACTCGACTCCGCTCTACGTCTACAACAAGTATCAAGACAATTACATCTGGATTCCTGCTTGCGGACACATGGCCGGTCTCTGTGCGAACACGGACGCGGTCGCGGACGCGTGGTTCTCTCCGGCCGGCTACAATCGTGGCGGACTGAAGAACGTCACGAAGCTCGCATTCAATGCCGATCAGGTCAGTCGCGATTCACTGTATCAGGCTTCCGTGAATCCGATCGTCTCGTTCCCCGGTCAGGGCACGATTCTCTTTGGCGACAAGACGGCTCAGTCGAAGCCGTCGGCCTTTGATCGCATCAATGTCCGTCGCCTATTCATCATCCTCGAAAAGGCGATCGCGACGGCGGCTAAGTATCAGCTGTTCGAACTGAACGATCAGTTCACTCAGGCGATGTTCCGCAACATGGTCGAACCTTTCCTGCGTGACATCGCTGGCCGCCGCGGTATCACGGACTACTTGGTCGTGTGTGACTCTAATAACAACACTCCAGACATCGTCGACACGAATCGCTTCGTTGCAGACATCTACATCAAACCGGCTCACTCGATCAACTTCATCACGCTAAACTTCATCGCTACTCGTACTGGTGTAAGTTTCTCGGAAGTTGCTGGTGCCTAAACTCGAAATCGAACATAAATAACATAAAGAAAACTTATGGCTAATAGCGTTAACGATTTTAAGTCTAAATTGATCGGCGGCGGTGCTCGTCCAAATTTGTTCTACGTGAACTGCACGTTTCCGGCAAATTTGGGCGGCAACACCGCTCAAGCTCAATTCCTCATCAAGAGCGCCGCGCTTCCTTCGGCGAAGCACGATACCATCACGGTCCCGTATCGTGGCAGGCAGCTCAAGATTCCTGGAGATCGCACGTTCGATCAGTGGTCCATCAAGGTCATCAACGATACTTCGTTCGGCCTGCGGAATGCGTTTGAAAACTGGATCGACATCGTCAATCCTGCGGCGGCTAATTCCGGCACGACCAACATGGATGCTTACATGTCTCAAATCGACGTCGTACAGCTCGATAAGTCTGGCAATCCAATCAAGTCTTACGGCCTGATCGGTGCGTTTCCAGTCAGTATCGGTCAGATCGAATTGAGCTACGATTCAAACAACGCGATCGAAGAGTTTGACGTCGCATTTGAATATCAGTACTTCCTCACCAACTCGACCGTATTCACCGGTGCCGGCGGCGGCTCGAGTGCCGGCGCGGCTGGTATTCCCGGTCTCGGCAGTCTGCTGAGCGCTCTGAAGAGCGGCATCAAGAACGTCGCGGTAAATGCGGCGGCTGGTGCGGTCAATTCGGCTCTCGGACGCGCTGGATTGTAATTAGAGTCCGATTATTCACGGGGCGGTCCATTCGGGACCGCCCCTCTTTTCTGCTTAGTATAAATAACTTACATGAAGCTATTCGGATTTGAGATCACTCGCCAGCTCGCCAAGAGCGATCAGCCCTATGCTAGTCAGGCTGGACTTATTCCGGTTGAGCCGCCCAAGGCGCCAGAGGCAAAGTCCTTCGTCGCGAAGAACGCGGAAGACGGATCGACGGTCATCTCGGCTGGTGGCTACTTCGGTCAATACATCGACATCGACGGCACCACGGTAGCTTCAGATCAGGATCTCATCCTCAAGTATCGCAATGCGGCCGAGCAGCCCGAGTGCGACACGGCGGTAAACTACATCATCGATGAAGCGATCGCTTCAGGTGAAGAGAAGAGTCCGGTATCTCTGTCTCTCAACGACCTCGACTATTCCGACGAGGTACGCAACGCGATTCAAAAAGAATTTGACGAAGTCCTTCGCCTCCTTGACTTCAGTCGTCAGTGCTCGGATATCTTTCGCCGATGGTACGTCGACGGCCGCCTATACTATCACATCGTCGTCGACGAGCAGAATCCAGGTAACGGCATCCTCGAGCTTCGTTACGTCGATCCGATCAAGATGCGTAAGATCCGCGAGGTCGATACTCGCATCGACGCGGAGACGGGCGTCAAGATCATCAAGACGAAGGCCGAGTACTTCATCTACAATGAGAATCAGATCGCTGGTCAGCTGGTGCAGACGATCAACACCGGCGACGCCGTAACGGGCCTCAAGATCGATCCTTCCGCGATCTGCTACGTTCCCTCTGGTCTACTTGACTCCACTCACAAGCGCATCATCTCGAACATTCATAAGGCGTTGAAGCCGGTGAATCAGCTGCGCATGATGGAAGACTCTCTGGTCATCTATCGACTGTCTCGAGCTCCTGAACGTCGCATATTCTACATCGACGTCGGTCAGCTCCCCAAAGCAAAAGCCGAGCAGTACATGCAGGAGATCATGTCGAAGTATCGAAACAAGATGGTGTACGACGCCAATACCGGTGCGGTACGCGACGACCGTCGGCACATGTCGATGCTCGAGGACTTCTGGTTACCTCGGCGCGAGGGCGGCAAGGGAACGGAAATCACGACTCTTCCGGGTGGAGAGAACCTCGGTCAGATCGACGACATCTTGTTTTTCAAGAAGAACCTCTATCGCGCGCTCAACATTCCTCTCTCGCGCTTCGAAGCCAATGAGGCTACGTTTACTCTCGGTCAGTCTCAGCAGATCACTCGAGAAGAAGTCTCCTTTCAGCGCTTCATCGATCGCCTCCGTCGTAAGTTCTCTTACCTCTTCATCAATCTCCTGAAGACTCAGCTGCTCCTGAAGGGCGTCATCGTCGAGGAAGACTGGGACAAGATCAAGGAGAAGATCACGATCGACTTCATGCGAGACAACTACTTCTCGGAACTCAAGGAGTTTGAGATCCTGAAGGAACGCATGGGAATGCTCACGACGGTCGGCGACTACATCGGTCGCTACTTCTCGGAGAAGTGGGTCCGACGCAATATCCTTCATCAGTCGGACGACGAGATCGAGCAGATGGACATCGAGATCGCCGAGGAGAAAGCCAAGGGCGACATCTCGGCGGACGCCGGTGAGCACGTCGCTCAGGGCGGAGGTCAGGACATGGGAGCTCCGGGCGGAGGCTTCGGTGGACCCAGTGGACTCGAGCTTGGCGGAGGAGCGCCTCCAGAAGAAGCTCCAGTAGAAGCTCCTCCAGTAGAAGCTCCTCCAGTAGAAGCTCCTCCAGTAGAAGCTCCAGCGGCTCCGGAAGTACCTCCGGTGGCTTGAAAGTGAAAACTATATAAATAAGGATCTAAATGAATAAACACGCGGAAACATTCGTACACGCCGTAGTGGCCGGAGACAAAGAAGCGGCTCAGCAGGCATTTCAATCCGGACTGGCCGAGAAGGCCATCGCGGCTCTCGAGGTGCGTAAGCTTACACTGGTCGATCAGGTGTTTAATAAACCCACGGTTCAATCTAAGTAACGATGAAACTCATCACAGAATACAATGAGAGCGGCGTACGTCCTCTCATTGAGTCTGCTGGTCCCGAGAAGAAGTACTTCCTCGAGGGCGTGTTCATGCAGGCCGAGAAGCAGAACCGAAATAATCGGATCTATCCTCGCGCAATTCTGCAAGACGCCGTGTCTCGCTTCGTTGCCGAACAAGTCTCGACCGGTCGCGCGGTCGGAGAACTCAATCATCCCGAGGGTCCGCAGATCAATCTCGATAAAGTCAGTCATCGCATCACGGAGCTCAATTGGCGCGGCGATGACGTCTGTGGTAAGGCGCTGATCTTGAATACGCCGATGGGCATGATCGTCAAGGGCCTGCTCGACGGCGGCGTCAAACTCGGCGTCTCCTCTCGTGGTATGGGATCTGTCGAGTCTCGCGGCGGCAAGACATACGTCAAAGACGACTTTAGTCTGGCTACCGTCGACATCGTTCAGGATCCGTCGGCTCCTTCGGCCTTCGTGGAAGGCATTATGGAGGGAGTAGAATTTTTTAAGAACGGCAACGAGATTGTCGCTCGTCGAGTCGAGAAGATCAAGAAGGCGATCAGTCGCACTTCGAAGAATCGACTGGCGGAAGCTCAGGAACACGAGTTTACTCGATTCCTCTACGAGATCGCCAAGCTGTAATAAGAATCTCCCTTGGCACTCACCGAGGGGTTATTGGTATGGGTACTCAGTTCGAACCTGTTGTTCGACTCGAGATTGAAGATAATGAGACAGAGGTCCTAGTGGATTTCCTCTCCAACAAATCAAGCAAAAATGCCTAAAAAGCAAAATACGCAAGATCTGATTAGTGAAGCGGACGAGAGTGTAAATGACGTCAAGAAGGCGATCGACGCGGCTCCTCGCGCGGTCTCTCCTCGGTGTCATCCCCTCGACACGGTCACGGAAGAGGATCCCAAGACTAAAGAAAGCGAAGACGCTATGGAAACTCCTGAAGCCGAAAAGGCCGAAAAAGAAACCCCTGAACACGAAGCCGGCGAGAGTGCAGAATTCGAAGCCGGTGAGCGTGAAGAGGCCGGTGAAAAAGAAGCCAAGAACGATCACGAATGCATCTGTACTCATGACGGCGAATGCGAATGCGGCGCCAAAGAGAGTGAAGAGAGCGAAGAAGGATCCGAAGAAGGCGAGGGAGAAGAGAGCGAAGTCGACATGGAAGAAGACGTTCAAGCTCTGATCGGAGACGAAGCCAACCTCACGGAAGGCTTTAAGGTCAAAGCAAAGACGATCTTCGAAGCGGCCGTAAAGAGTAAGCTCCGCGCGGCTCGTAAAGAACTCCATGAAAGCTATCAGCGGAAACTCGGACAGAAGGCTGAAGAGATCCTGAATACGGTGACCGAACAGGTCGACTCGTACCTTACGTACGTGATTGAATCCTGGATGAAGGAGAATCAAGTCGCCGTCGACTCGACCCTTCGTACGGAAATCGCGGAAGGATTTATCACCTCTCTGAAGAACGTGTTTGCGGAGAATTACATCGAAGTCCCGAAGGCCGATAAAGACCTCGTGGAATCGTTGAACTCACGCGTCATCGAGCTTCAAGAGCAGGTGAAGCAAGCCAGTCTGCTCGCGGAGTCTTCGAAGAAGCAGAACGAGAAGCTGCAGCGTAAAGCCATCCTCGCGGAAGCATCAAAGGGATTGGCCGTCACTCAGTCTTCCCGTCTGACCGAGCTCACCAAAGACGTCACCTTTGAATCCGTAGAGTCCTTCGCGAAGAAGGTCGCTACGATCAAGGAGTCGTACTTTAGCGGAAAGGCTCCTCAGTCAGCTAAGCCGGCTCCGAAAGCGGAACCGCTCGTGAAGCTGCAAAAAGCTGTCAGTTCGGGTACGACTCAGATCATCGTCGAGGGTCAAGAAGATCCGATGGTGAACCTGTCGTCTGACATGAAACAGTACCTCAGCGCAATCTCTCGTGCTGAGCGCGGTAACCCGAATCGCAAGTAAGAGAGAAAAACCCCAACCATAACTCAGTTAACTAATAGAAAATATGTTTAATTCCGAACAAGCCCAAGCCAAATGGGCGCCGGTTCTGGATCACGCGGAAGCTCCTGCCTTTAAGGACAACTACCGCCGGTCCGTTACGGCCGCCCTCCTCGAGAACCAAGAAAAAGCCATCAAAGAAGAGCGTCGCATGCTCACGGAAGCCGATATGGGCACCGGTGCGATTCAGAACTTTGATCCGATCCTGATCAGCCTCGTGCGCCGCGCGATGCCGAATCTGATCGCCTATGACATCGCCGGCGTTCAGCCGATGAGCGGACCCACCGGTCTGATCTTCGCTCTGAAGCCCAAATACACCACCAACCTCACTACGAGCTCTGGTCAGGGTGTAGTGGTGGGCGACGACGCCCTTTACGGCGGCATTCAAGGCGTGACCGGTACGACCAATCCGTTGTACCTCAGCGTCAATAACACCAACACCGTTTCCGGTCAGGCTTCGTACTATACCGGTACACTGTCTAGCACTCAGTCGACCACTACACTCACTTTGACTGCCACCGTTTCCGGTTTGGCCGTCGGTGACTTAGCCGTCGCTCAGGGTATCGTTGCTGGTACTCGCGTCGCCTCCGTTTCTGGCACGCTCGTGGTGCTCGATACGACTCCTTCGAGCTCACTGGCTTCTGCCTCGAGCATCTTGTTTGCTAACCTCGCTCCCATCGCTTCTGCGTTCTCCGGTAACGGCACCTACGCTGGAACGGCTAACTATCCCACCACCGGACCCGTGGTTGGTCTGGCATTGCCGACAGCGACCGGTGAAACTCTTGGCGCCAGCGGCGCTCAAGCCTTTGCCGAAATGGGCTTCGACATCGAGAAGACCGTCGTGACCGCGAACACTCGCGCGCTCAAAGCCAGCTACACGATGGAACTCGCTCAGGACCTCAAGGCCGTTCATGGTTTGGATGCCGAATCCGAACTGGCGAACATCCTCTCGTCCGAGATTCTGTTCGAGATCAACCGCGAAGTCATCGAGACCATCAACGCGAAAGCCGTCCTCGGCGCTCGCTTTGGTTACGCCAACGCTGGTATCTACGACGTCAAGACTGACGCCGACGGTCGTTGGGCCGCTGAGCGGTATAAGAGCTTGCACATGGCCATCGAGCTCGAAGCCAATCAGATCGCCAAGGAAACTCGGCGCGGCAAGGGTAACTTCATCCTCTGCTCGTCCAACGTCGCTTCCGCCCTCGCGGCCGCTGGCTCCTTGGACTACTCGCCCGCTCTGAGCACCAAGCTCGAAGTTGACGACACCGGCAACACCTTCGCCGGCGTGCTCAATGGTCGCATCAAAGTGTACGTCGATCCGTATGCTTTCAATGACTACATCACGGTCGGATATCGTGGAACCAATCCGTACGACGCGGGTATCTTCTACGCTCCGTACGTCCCGCTCACCATGGTGCGTGCGATCGATCCGGCTACCTTCCAACCCCGTATCGCCTTCAAGACTCGTTACGGAGTGGTCGCCAATCCGTTCGTTCAGCAGATCAACCCCGCCGCTGCCAATGCGCAGAACGGCAACGATCGCGGTAACTTCTATTATCGCACGTTCGCCGTGCGTAACCTGAGCCTCCGCGGCGCTCAGGGTGCTACCTCCTAGTCCTTGAGATTAGAATAGTAGTCAATCGGGGCTCTTCGAAAGGAGAGCCCCTTTTTTTGTCCATAAATACAGAAGCCCATGAGTACACTAACGACGAATATCAATTTTCTACAGCAGGTCAACTTCAAGCTGACGATTCAGCGGCCTAACTTTACGAACATTGAATACTTCTGTACGAGCGTCAACCTTCCGGCGATTTCAACTTCCGAGGTCAAAGAAAACTATCGAAATCAGCAGGGATACTTTCCCGGTGAGACTCTTGCGTTCGAGAGTCTACGATTGAAGTTCATGGTCGACGAGAACATGATGAACTATGTCGAAGCCTACAACTGGATTCTCGCGAATACGAATCAGAATCCAAAGACGTCGAGTCCTCCTAGCTGCTCGGATGCTATACTCTCCGTGCTTTCCTCGAAGAACACGACGAATCGACAGTTTAAGTTCTACGACGCCTTTCCGACCGCGCTCGGAGAACTCGCCTTCGACGCACAAGCCTCGACGATTCAGTACATCTCGTGTGAGATGACTCTGCGCTTCAACTATTTTAACGTACTCACATAAATAAATCGAGCACACTACATCATGATCAACATCGAAGAAATCATCAAGGAATGGGAAACGGACTGTCAAGTCGACTCACTGGCGCTCGACGACTCGACTCTCAAGTTTGCTAAGATTCACGCCAAGTACCTCTCTTACCTCACGGAGTTTAAGCTAAAGCTTCGTACGTCTGAATCGAAGCTATCGGAGACTCGACACGCCAAGTGGATGTACTATACCGGCAAGATGACGAAGGAGGAGATGGACGATCGCAAGTGGGCATATGATCCATTCAATGGCGCCGCGAAGCCTCTTCGCTCGGATCTGGAAACATACATAGACTCGGACGTCGAGCTTCGAACCCTTCTGGATAAGAAGACCTACTTTCAAACCGGCGTCGACGCACTCACGGAGATACTCGACACTCTTCGCTGGAGACATCAGCACGTCAGGAATATGATAGATTGGAGACGCTTCACGTCTGGAGCATAATAACATATGAAACTCAATCAAGTAGCCAAACAGATTCTTTTGGATGAATCTAATCAAATGCTTTCGGCTTTAGTTGCTCAGGATCAAGGAGAACGAAAGGCGTATCAATCATTTGTAAAAACTAAAGCAAATGGCGATTGGAACAAGGGTGCTCAGATGTATGCTAAGTTGCATAATAGAAATACCGATGACATTTTTGGCGAGAAGGATCGCTTGCAAAAATTCATAGGAGCAAAGTTTGATTTCAAAACATTCACTCAAGACGACTGGAAAAATTACTGGCTCTTGGCTCAACACTGCGATCATGATAGACAATTTCAGCAAAAAGCGCTAAATGTGATCGCTAGGTACCTAGGTAAAGATACTGAAGAATTCAAATATTTAAGTGATCGAATTAGTTGCGGGTTGAATGGAACACAAGAATACGGAACACAAGACATCTGCAATAAATCTGGAGTCTGGGAAGAAGAAATGAACTTCGACAATCTAGTCAATCTGATCCTAGAAGGTATACCAGTGTACAAGAATACATTCCATTCCGGAGGCAAAGATCTTTATAGTAAATTTAGATTGATATTCAAAAATTTACCAGAATATGTAGCAAATGATTTATGGAATCAAAGATGTGTAGGTAAGATGGATGAAATACAGCAAGCTATAAAACAAAAAGGTAATGTAGATGAAGCAATTAAGAATGTAGTATTGGGTCTACATATATTTAGACCTAATCAAGTAGATCCGGGTACAGGAATAACTGTTGCTGAATTCTCAGATTTTTATCTAGATGGTAAATGGAAGTTGCAAATCTTAAATATAACACCAGCTAGCTTTACCCCCTTTATACAAGAAAAATTCAATAAACGAAAGTATGGTTTAGAGGACTTAGAACAAGGAAGTGAAAGAATTAAATTACAACAATCTAAAGCTAAAGCAGATGGTTCAAATGAACCAGTTGTTATTCTTAATACGTCTAAAGGTTTAGTATTATCT